GTTAGATGCAATCAAACCATTGCTAGATAGCAACCTGATCACCGAGGAAACTCGTCAAGAGATCACAGAAGCTTGGGAAGCCAAGTTAAGTGAGGCTCGTGAACAGGCCCGTGCAGAACTACGTGAAGAGTTCGCACAACGCTATGAGCATGACAAGACAGTGATGGTAGAGGCTTTGGATAAAATGGTAACAGAAGGTCTGGCCGCAGAAATTCAAGCGGTGGCTGCTGAAAAGCAAGCAATCGCTGAAGACCGCGTCAAGTTCCAACACAAGATCAAAGAGTCAGCACAGAAGTTTAACGGCTTCTTGGTGACAAAACTTGCAGAAGAAATTGGCGAATTGCGCAAAGACCGTAAGATGCACACAGAAGGACTAGCAAAACTAGAAAACTTCATGGTGCATGCATTGGCTCGTGAAATTCAAGAGTTTGCCGCAGACAAACGTGACGTGGTGGAAACAAAAGTCCGCTTGGTACGTGAAGCCCGCGCAAAACTTGAAACTCTCAAAGTACGTTTCGTAAAAGAATCTGCAGAGAAAATGAGTCAGGCTGTTAGCCGTCATCTAAAGACAGAACTTTCACAATTGCAAGAAGACATCAAAATTGCTCGCGAGAACAACTTTGGTCGTCGTATCTTTGAAGCATACGCAAGTGAATTCGGTGCTACTCACCTAAATGAGAAAGCAGAAGTTCGCAAGTTGTATAGTGCATTGTCCCGCAAGGACAAGCAATTGGCGGAAGCCATCAAACTCGCACAACGAGCCAAAGTTGTTGTAGAGTCAAAAGAACGTGAAATACGTATAATCAAAGAATCCAATGAGCGCGAAAGCACCATGGAAATGTTGCTTGCACCTCTCAACAAAGAGAAGCAAGAAGTTATGCGTAATTTGCTTGAAAGCGTACAAACAACCCGTTTGAAAAACGCATTCGAAAAGTATCTGCCAGCAGTATTGGAAGACCGCTCTGTAAAAGCCTCAAAAGTGATTACAGAAAACGTTTCAGTAGCAACTGGGGATAAATCTGTTCCAAGTGGTCCACAAGAAGATCGCAGTAATGTGATCGACTTAAAGCGCCTGGCAGGGTTATAATTAAATAAGGAGACTTAAATGTCACAAGAACTATTAGAAAGCCGCTGGGGCGAGACCAAAGAAGCATTGCTTGAAGGTCTTAACGGCTCAAAGCGCAACAGCATGGGCGTTATCCTTGAGAATACACGCAAGTATTTGAAAGAGAACGCAAGTGCTGGTTCCACAGCATCTGGCAACATTGCCACACTTAACCGTGTGATTCTGCCAGTTATCCGTCGTGTTATGCCAACCGTTATTGCTAACGAATTGGTAGGCGTTCAGCCAATGACAGGCCCAGTTGGTCAAATTCACACTCTGCGTGTTCGTTACGCACAGTCATTGACTGACACATCAGCAGCCGCTACAAGCGTGTCCGCTGGTCAAGAAGCATTGTCACCATTCACGATTGCTCAGGCATATTCAACTGTTCCACAAGGTACAAGTACTGCTACCAATTATACTGGTAACAATACAGCGACCATGGAAGGTACAGGCGGTAAGCAAATTTCTGTGCAAATCTTGAAACAAGCCGTTGAAGCTCGCACACGTAAGTTGCAAGCACGTTGGACTTTTGAATCTGCACAAGATGCACAAGCCATGCACGGTATTGACGTTGAAGCAGAAATTATGGCTGCTTTGGCTCAAGAGATCACTGCTGAAATCGACCAAGAGATTCTCTTGAGTCTGCGTTCATTGGCAGCAACTGAGTTCACATACAACCAAGCAACTGTTTCAGGTACCGCTACATTCGTTGGTGACGAACATGCCGCATTGGCTGTTTTGATCAACCGTGTTGCTAACTTGATCGCCCAACGCACACGTCGTGGCGCAGGTAACTACGCTGTTGTTAGTTCAGCCGCACTCACAGTGTTGCAATCTGCAACTACTTCTGCTTTTGCTCGCACTACAGAAGGCACATTCGAAGCACCTACAAACACCAAGTTTGTTGGTACATTGAACGGCGCTATGCGTGTGTTCGTTGACTCTTATGCATCTGATACAACACCTGTGTTGGTCGGTTACAAAGGTTCTTCAGAAGCAGACGCTCCAGCATTCTACTGCCCATACATTCCTTTGATGTCTTCAGGCGTTGTGTTGGATCCAAGCACATTCGAACCAGTCGTATCATTCATGACACGTTATGGTTACATCGAATTGACAAACACTGCATCAAGCTTCGGCAATGCTGGTGACTATGTTGGTGAGATCGCTGTATCTAACCTTTCATTCTCCTAATCAGAGAATACTCCCCGGGATGGGAAGGCAAGAAACCTGCTTCGGCAGGTTTTTTGTTGGCTAAGTACTCATATGGAACTATTAGAATCTGGATCATGTCCAGGATCGGCTACTTTTAACCCAGGATCTATCTGTAATCTTGCTTGTGTAACATGCGGACCAGACGCTAGTACTCGATGGCAAAAAGAACTTGGTATGTCAATTATCCCAGGTAATCCTAGAACGATTGATCAAGATACTATTAATCGTACCAGACAAATGACAGGAATAGTAGTCGGGGGTGGAGAGCCTGTATTAAATTTTAGTACAGAAACTTTGTTATCACACTTAAACAGAGATCAGATGGTGAGCATACATTTCAATGGTACTGTGCTACCTCGGCAAAGTTTTTTAGACAAGTCCAGTCAACTTCGACATATAAGATATGTGTTTAGTATAGATGGAGTGGGCGAAAGATTTGAATATCTCCGTTGGCCGGCCAAGTGGAGCCAAGTAGTTCAAAATGTTTTATGGTTGTTTGAAAACGCACCTGACAATGTTGAATTTGGGTTAAACATTACAATTTCTCAATTGAACAACTACTATAAAGATGAAATTGTTGATTGGGCCAATCAAACTATACCACAAAATCGTCAAGGCAAAAGTACTCATATAAGTTACAATCAAGCAGGCAACATACTTAAACAAAAGTATCTAGACGATCTTGACAAAAAAAGAAATCTAGATTGGCGTAAAATATTTCCTCTTGCTCTTGATGAAATTACTGATTAAACTTTATACCAACTTAGAAATTTTTCAATCTTTTGAGTTACACTAGCCCAATCACCTCGTGTGGGTTGTCTAAACAATGTAGCAGTAGGGTACCAAGGGCTTGAATTACGATCTAGTAACCAGCGCCAGTCTTGGCCATATTGATTTAGCATGATCCAGGTGGGTCTACCCAAGGCTCCTGCAAGATGGCTAATGGCAGTATCTACAGATATTACAACATCCATGTGCATGAGCAAGGCCGCGGTATCTGCAAAACTAGAGATGCTGTTGGGATAAGCAGTAACTCCAACCGCAGTTAATTGTGACTCTTCTTCGGGCGCGACGTCAACTTGTAAGTTAACCCATTCGTATTGTGGATTGGCCTTGATCATTTCTAGTATTACAGGAAACGGCACACTCTTGTGTTGATGTATCCAAGAATCTTTGCGGCCACTCCAACTCACACCCACTCTCATGCGAGTCTTGGGTCCTAGTCTATCCTGCCACCCTTTTATCAATGCCGGTGTAGCAGTAAGATAACTTTGTACTCTTGGTAAATTATCCAAAGTAATTCCTAGTACGGTAGGAATGCTCATGATAGGAACCCAGTAATCAAAGTCGCCCATGTCCTCGTTGTATCTTCCGGTGTGTTTGATAATATTACTTTGACTCAACAACGGAATCAATCCGTCTGTGACCTGTAGTTTGACTTGAGCACCCATGGCATGTAGATTAAAAATAAATCTTGAAAACTGAATACAGTCTCCGTGTCCTTGCTCGCCTACCACTAGGATAGTTTTGTCCCGGATATCTTCCCCGCGCCAGCGAGGTTGTGTAAACTTGGGTTCTGTTCCAGCAAGATGTTCAAACTGCCAACGAGTTTCATATTGAGTCCAGCCACGTTGGTAATCTCCAGACAACAGGTAGGCCACTGCTAGATTAAATTGTGCAGTGATGTTAGTGGGATCTAACAAAATAGAATGTTGTAAAAAAGGTATAGCACGTTTTGGGTGACCAAGTTCACGCATGACATTGCCGTAGTTGCAAAATGCCGGAGCATTGTCTGGATCTTCTACCAGAACCTGCGCATAACACCGGAGTGATTTTTCAGGTTCATGGTCAGCACGATACTGATTGCCTTGTTCGATTAAGTCTACTTGTTGTTGATTCATAGGGATATTTACGCTGTGGCGATAGTCTATTTTACATTTTCGCTAAATACTTGTCAACACAATACGGTGTTTTATGCGGCGATTAACCCCACCGCGTAGCGGCTAGAACCCGCATTGGGCTTCTATAAGGAGAAATCAAATGGGAAGAGCTCTTAAAATACAAAAAACAAATATTGGTGCCGGCACCACTGTTTCTGGAAGTAATCCAGTAGTTACTTCGTACAATCAAAACGTCTTGACAGACGCTGCCTATCCTAACTTTGGATCGTTGACTAACCCAGTGTATAATACACCAGTTCAAACGTTAGACAGCACTCAATTCTTGGGTGTGGTTGGTGGAATATTTACTACCAGTACTCCAAGTGCAACTTATCCAGAAATTTACTGTTTGGTCAACATTACATTGGCTGACGGTACTGCTACATATGATCTTGCTAATCAATACGGAGGTCGTATTATCCGTCAAAAAGGTTCACACAAGTTCCTGGTTGCATACACATACGCAAGCACTGCTGATGAAGACATGATAGTTGGTCAGGCATATCAAATTGCCGCTCTTGGAACAACAAATTGGCAAGCATGTGGTGCACCAAACGGCGCCGCAGTTGGTGATATCTTTACTGTTACGGCCATCGGTTCAGGCACAGGTACAGCATACCCAGTTGGACAATGCGTGTTGTCTAACACAGCCACTCCAGCATCCGGCAACATGAGCATTGCTTATTCAGTGGGCGATTCAAGTGCTGTGTATGCCAGTTATATCACTAACAAGTGGGTGCGTGACTGGAACGGCATGACTTATGGCAACTACAGCAATAGCAATCTTGGTACAAACATTCAAAGCAATGAAAATCAGTATGTGACCAACTTCTTCACAGACGAAGGCAATGTTACTATCTCTGGTGGCGAATTGTCTGGAACCACACAAGTTTTAAATCCTACGATTCAATTGGCACAAATTGCCAGCGTTACAAGTTAATTTGTAACCCCCAACAATCCTCTCAGATACATACTGAGAGGATTTTTTATGGCCGCGGCATTTGTATTAGGTAACGGTGTAAGCCGACAAACAGTGGATTTAAATCAACTAAAAACATTGGGTACCACCTACGGTTGTAATGCTATCTACCGTGAATTTGTGCCTGATGTTTTAATCAGTACTGACACTCCCATTAGCGAACGCATTCAATCCGAAGGCTATGGTCAAACACATGTTCATTACACTAGAAAACCCTTGCCAGATTCTGGGTCAAGGCGCATAGCACAAAAATACTTTGGCTACAGTTCTGGACCTGTAGCAGTATCACAAGCCGCAATTGATGGTGCAACGGCTATATATCTAATAGGATTTGATCTAGGGCCCACACGCACCGGTAGATTTAACAACTGCTACGCTGACACAGAATTCTACAAAAAAAGTTCTGCCAATCCTACTTTTACGGGTAACTGGGTCAGGCAGTTACAGACCATAATGAAAGACTATCCCAAGACCAGTTTCTTTAGAGTAGTGGGAGATACCACTGCAGAGGTACGTGAATTGTTAGGGGTGGCCAATCTAGCACACATACAAATGGCAGATTTTCAACTCCGCCTTGTGTCTAAAGAAATTTAGCCAAAAACTAGATCCTGCTGTTTAGGTAAATACCCCAGAGGATATGGTTTACCTATGACACAACAGATAATAGATGTAGGGGCGGCAGCCAATGATGGCACAGGTGAGCCCTTACGCAATGCCTTTACCGCAGTAAACGACAATTTTACAGAAATTTGGGCCGCCGGCCCAGTTGGTAGTCAGGTAAAAATCTCTGGCAACGTGATCACCACCACAGTTACCAATCTAGGGTTAACTCTGGCTGGCAACGGTATTGGTAACATTCAAGCCAATAGCACGGTTGTTCCCGGCACATCGGGCGTTTACGATCTTGGCGCCCCAGACAGAACATTCCAATACATTTATGGTGATTACCTTGTGGGTAACGGGGCATTAATCACAGGTATTGTGGCCAACACCAGTTACAATAATTCTAATGTAGCCGCTTTTCTCCCCACCTATACAGGCAATTTGGTTAGCCTAACTGGACCAGTTAGAACCACAGCCAACGTCATAGCCGGCAATATCATAACCAGTGGCTTCTTGGGAGTGACTGGCAACATCACTGGTGGCAACATCACCGGCAATAGTCTAATCAGTTCAGGATCAGTTTCTGCTGTTGGTAACATAACCACTGCCGGTAATATCTCCGGAAATTATTTACTTGGCAATGGCGCATTCATAACTGGTATCACAGCAACAAATATTGCGGCTGCGGCATTGACTGGAACTACACTCAGTTCCAACGTATTATACTCAAGTTTAAAAGTTGTTGATGACTTGCTGTATCTATCAGTAGTTGGCAATGTCACCACCGATGGTAGATTTATTGGATCGGGTGCTGGACTAACCAATCTGTCAGGTGCCAACATCACAGGACAAGTTGCCAACGCCGCAGTAGCAGGCACAGTCTACACCAATGCACAACCAAATATTACTTCAGTTGGCACACTAACATCGTTAACTGCAACTGGTAATATTACTGGTAACTACTTTATTGGTAATGGTGCATTACTCACTGGCATATCTACATCTGGTGTAAATGCCAATGCCTTGATTGGAACCACGCTTAGTTCCAATGTGCTGTATTCAAGTTTACAAGTTGTTGGTAATTTACTTTATTTATATGCCAACGGCAATATCACCACAACTGGTAGATTTATTGGATCTGGTGCTGGATTAACTGCTATACCCGGCGCCAATGTCTCAGGTATCGTGGCCAATGCCACTTATGCTACCACCGCTGGTACTGCATATTCGGTTGCAGGTGCCAATGTCTCAGGTACCGTGGCCAATGCTACTTATGCTGTCAGTGCAGGCAGCGCCACTACTGCTAACACAGCCACCACAGCCACTTATGCTAACACAGCAAATGCCGTGGCAGGCGCCAATGTCTCTGGTACCGTGGCCAATGCCACTTATGCCGTCAGCGCAGGATCGGCCACCACAGCAACAACTGCTACCACTGCTGGCACAGTAACCACTGCCGCACAGCCAAATATCACCAGTGTTGGCATATTAACATCAGTTTCAGTATCGGGCAATGCCACTACAGGAAACGTACTGACCAGTGGTAAAATCAGTGCCGTTGGAAATATTACTGGCAATTATTTTGTTGGTAACGGCGCATTACTCACCGGAGTATCGGCTACAAATGTCAATGCCAATGCTTTGGTTGGTGACGTACTGAGTTCAAATGTACTATATTCAAGTTTAAAAATTGTAGATGATTTATTATATCTATCTGTAGTTGGTAATGTAACAACTGACAGTAGATTCATTGGATCAGGTGCTGGTTTAACCAATATACCCGGTGCCAATGTCTCAGGTACCGTGGCCAATGCCACTTATGCCACCACTGCTGGTAGTGCTACCACAGCCACCTATGCCAACACCGCAAACACAGTGGCAGGTGCTAATGTCACCGGCACAGTGGCCAATGCCACCTATGCTGTCACTTCTGGATCAGCAACCACTGCTGGCACAGTAACCACTGCCGCACAACCCAATATCACTTCGGTTGGTACACTGACTTCGGTCACTGTCACTGGCAATACTACTGGTGGTAATTTATTAACCGCTGGTCAAGTAAGCGCCACAGGCAATATCACAGGCAATTACTTTGTTGGTAACGGTCGTCAACTGACTGGAATCACAGCAACCGACGTTGGCGTACTGGCAAACCTAAGTGTAACTGGTAATACTCAAACTGGTAATCTACTCACAGGTGGATTGATCAGTGCTGTAGGAAACATCAGAACTACTGGCAACATCACAGGCAATTACTTTATTGGTAACGGTGCATTT